GCTTCGCCGTGGTGGCCAGTGAAGTGCGCACCCTTGCGCAGAAAAGCGCGGTTGCCGCGAAAGACATTGAAAGCCTGATTGCCCAGTCGGTTTCCAGCGTCAAAAACGGTGCTGAACTGGTGAACCGCTCAGGCGAGGTCATTGATTCTATTATCAGCTCCGTGAATAAAGTGAATACGTTGATGGAGCAGATCTCCGTGGCTTCTGAAGAGCAGAGCCGTGGGATCAGCCAGGTCGGACAGGCGGTGACAGAGATGGATGGCGTGACCCAGCAGAACGCCGCGCTGGTTCAGCAATCCGCCGCAGCCGCCGCTTCCCTGGAAGAGCAGGCGCAGCAGCTCTCAAGGAGTATTTCGAGCTTTAGTTTGCCGGCGCAGGCTTGATTGATAATGAGAGGCTCCTGAGGGAGCCTTTTTAATGTCTGACGTAACTGGAAAGCCACGCCAGACAAGGCTTCACGTTTTACTACTAGCAGCCAAAAGCCATAAAAAGCGGCTAGGGTGTGGACACATTGTGGACACTCTTACCACCATTAGCACCCTTCAGCGGGTTAAGCGAAATCGCGTCCTGCAGGTACTGAGGAGCGAAGTGCGCATAGACCATTGTCTGCGCAATTTGCCTCGCGGGGTAAGTATTGCTGATGAATTCGATGAACGTGTCGAGGCGGCAAGAGCTGCAGCTGATGCAGGTGAATTTGACCTGTATATCATAGCGCAGGGTGGGGCGAATGCTCCACTCGATAGCCAGACCGTCCGCGTGGCTCGTAACGTGGCTGACGAGGTCAACGCCTACGAAGAGGATATAGAGAGAGTTGTGGGCATCTACGCCCCGCACTTGGGCTCTGAGCTGGTACGTGTTACCCGGACAGCCGAATGGCGCATTGTTCCAAAGCTTTTGGCCGTTGAGCCTTTGACTTTAAAAAGCGGCATTGCCGCGCCTCGGAGTCCTGTCAATAACTGTGGAAAAGCACATCGAAACTCAGATGTCGCGCGGGCTAAGTCACATACTGATAGCGTGCAATTTGCTAATAATGTGGAGATGATGCAACCAATACTGATAAGTAAAGAAATTACTACGTAGTAGTAAGAAAGTTATGATAATGAGTGATTGATTTTTAGTGAGTGTATATTTATTAAGGCCGAGCATTTTGTAAAACTGCTCGGCTTTAGAGTTACTTGAATTTTATATTATCAATCATGCAATTGAGTATGTTGTTGCTTTCAATTTTATCATGGTAATTCTCTTTTATATATTTGTTGATGATTTTAACCATTTCAATGTAACTATTGTAAGCTGTGTCGAAAATAGTATCATAGTTATCTATGTGTTGCTTGGTTGAAGCTATGCCAATAAAAACACTTGTTGAATTAACAGTTGGCAAGTCTTCAATTCTAGGATCTTTATTAGGTAATGGCTTGATGGTTTCTTTGCTAACGAGATCCGCAATTCTTTCACCATTCGCCATCATGATGTCATTGCCCATAGCCTCTATAGATAGGATTGGCCGACTTGCTGAAATATAGGTTGATATTTGTTCTATATATTGAATTTGTTCCCAAGGCCCTGTTTTTTGAGTGCTTAATGAGCTGCATCCTAAATCTTCCAGATCAATTTCTAATGTCCATGATTCTAGATGTTGAACGTAGTCTTCTTTTGATAGCAATTTAATTGTGTTGCCACTAAGGCATTGTGCGTTATTTAACATTTCTAAAATATAAAACTTAATGAATGAAAAACCGTCAAGATAGCTTACCATTATCATGAAGCTGGTCCCTAACTCATAATAATTCATTTTTTTAAAATTATTATATATGTTTTCTTTAGCTGCATCATTCATTGTAGATATACATTTTGCTGCAAAATACTCCTGTATTGATTTATGTATATAAACATAATTATCATAACCATCTTTGACAAGAATATTTGTGCCATCAATGATGTCGTCAGCAATATCCTCCGGTAATTTGTCAATTTTTAATGCTGTCGCTGATTTTGCGAATAACTCATTGATTTCAAGCCTTGAAAAATCTCCCTTGGAATTCATGAGCGAGAAAAAACTGAATAATGCAAAGCACTGCTCTAGTATTCTATCTGGTAAATTCGATTTTTTAGTGCGAGTTAAATTTTTAATTAAGTCATGACGATGTAATAATGCAGAAAACAATCCATCATAATAATCACTGATAGAGTTCGGATCTTCTCTTAATGCTGTTGAGGTGATGATGAAAATATCTAATAAAATTGGTGTTCGAATGCTTTCCATTAAGAAAGATTTAGTTTGTAACAGATTGGTGATAAAATCATGGGCATTGTTATCGGTAACTGTATTCCTTAATATTGCAAAGATGTCAGTTGCGTCGAGAAAATTCACCTTATAAGTGTCATACCCTGGGGCTCGGGTTATTTCAGTTTCCGGTCTTGTTGTTACGGTGACAGGGCATCTATAGCGTTCATATATGGTGTTTATTATTTCGAGTGCAAAGATTCTTTGATTAAAAGGTATTTCATCGAAACCATCAAAATAAAATGAAATCTTCTTGCTTTTGCATAAATGACATACATCATTTATATCGCAGTCAATACCATTTGATGTCAGGTGGTTATGTAATAACCCCTCACAAGTTAAAGACTCATAGTTTTTGACTTGTCGTAGGCTGATAAAAAAAGGTAGGGATTCTTTGCGGATAAGTTCTTCTAAAAACAACTTTCTCATTACAGTTGTTTTTCCTTGCCCAGCAATTCCTACTATGCAAATTGGACTGTGCTCTGGAAGTTTTGTTTCTTCAGTTACTACAATGGGTGGGGCGTCATCATAAAAATCGAGTTTTAATGGGTAGTAAACCTCATCTAAATAAACATTCCTGTCGCCATGTATTAAAGTTCTAAAAACAAAAACTCTATTAACTGCGTTTTGAGTATAATGCTCAATTATCTTATCGTTCGTCAATGCTTGGAGTATTTTATTTGACTGCCGTTTTAATGCTCCTGCTCCTACGTCGATAAGTTTTGTAGCGATAGATTTTACAGTAGCAGTGATAACGATTTCACTGAGCATAAAGCAGTCCTTTGATGTTATGACTAATGAGTTTTGGATGTGTTTATGGTGCATTTTTTTGCATGAATTTCATTAGTTTTTTTTCTGAGTGTGATTCCTGTCACGTCTTGAGTTTCACGAATAATGCATTTGCATTAATAACGGCTCATCAAGCGCGCAGGCGAGGCGGGGATAGCACTGCGCGCCAGAGGTGGTGACAGGATTTATTTTGCGCGTCTGTGCGCGTCGTGGTGGCGTGCTGCGCTGTGGAAGGCGGTCAATGTGATGCGGTAGTGATTGCGTCGCGTGTGCGCCGTCTAACGTGCTTTGAGAGTGTGCCGCCCGGAGGCGGCATTTTAGGCGGGTTTAGTCGGTATCGATGCTGTAATCCTTAAAGCGGATCACCTCCATTCCTGACCAATCGTTAATTTCTTTAAACCGCTCCTGCAGCGGCGTCAGCTCGTTACGCACAAACACCCGCGCCACCTTCTCGATATCGCCCATCGAGCCGATATTTTCAGGCTTGCCACCCATGAGCTGGAACGGCACGCGATGCGCGTCGAGCAGGTCGGCGGCGCTCACCTTCCTGATGTTAAAAAAATCATCCTTCGTGGCGACTTCACTCAACGGCACGATCTTAATGCCATCTGGCTTCCCGTTCGGGGCGTAGAAAAACAGGTTTTTAAAATTCCCGAGTCCTTTCGAGTCGCGCATCGCGGATCGCAGCGCCTCGACGTCGGTGCTGCTTTGCGCCGCGTCAGTCACGTACATGATGTAACCCGCGTGCGCGCCGTTCTGGTAATACTTGCGACGAAACAGCGTGGCGGATTCATTCAGCCAGGCTGAATTGAGCGCGCTCAGATATTCGGGCATCCCGTAGAGCTCCTGATTGATATCGGGCTCCAGCAAATGGCATACCGAGCCGGGCGCAAACTGGTGCGGGTGTGTGAAGTCAGACACGTACCAGTAAACGCCATCCTCGACGCCACGGCGGGTATATTTGGCCGGTGAGGTTTCCAGCTTCAGGAGCTGGCCGGTGACGCTCATGCGCTTTTCGAGATAGCCGTTGGCAAAGACCAGATAATCGAGCACAAGGCGGCTGAAATCCTGACGTGACAGCAACGGGTGAGGGATGTAGGTACTCGTCAGGATGTTGCGCTTTACGTAAATCGGAGAGCTGTGGTGCACCGCGGCGCTCAGGCTTTTCGCCAGCCCGGAGAAGTTGACCGGCGGCTCGTACCATTTGCCGTTATTGATGCATTCGACATAGTCGAGGATGTCGCGGCGATCCAGAACGGGTGACGGTTCGCCAAAGGTGAATGCCTCCATTTTCTGCGGTGCGCTGGCGGTCATGTTGGTCTGTTTTGGCTGTTTATTTTGGCGTTTTTTCATCTTAATTAATGTCCAGAATTGAGCTTGATTGCATACCGCTACCTGCGGAAAGCGGCTCGTTTAACAGGGCGTGCATGGTCGCCCACGCGATATCTGCGTGGCTGACTTCCTCACTGCGGCTGGCTTCATAGGTGGCGCTGCGGCCACTGCTGGTCATGGTTCTGCGGATACCGACGCCTTATCGTCGACGAACTCGCACATAAACAGGTTACGGAAGTCATCCGCGCTGTTTTCCTGCTTAAGCTGGTCGAGGTTAAACAGGGTGCAGCCACCGACGAGCGCGTCCTCAATGGTGACAATCTGCCGCCACTGGCCGTCCCCGCATAACATGCCACCGGCAAGCGCCTGATGACTGATATCGATGTCGACACGTTCGTCGCGGTTACTGCGCCCACGGTTAAACAGCTCGCCTGACCAGAACGGGTAAGCACCGTGCGCCAGCGTGGACGGCGTCGAAAAATAGGTGGTGCACAGGTGCGACTGCGAGGCCACCCTCGACGTGATTTGCGCCCGGTACTACGGGCGCACTGAGGGCGTGGTCGAAACAGTCTTAGAGGCTAATCCCGGCCTGTCTGAGCTCGGCGCGATCCTGCCGTACGGCACGGCAGTAGAGCTGCCCGAGACCGAGAGCGCGGCCAGAACCGAAACGGTGAATCTATGGGACTGAGTATGGAAAAAATCACCACGTTTATTGCCTACTGGCTAGCCGTGGGGCTGGCGTATGTCGGGGCAATGTCACCCGAAAAGATGGCGCTTTACGTGGGCGGCGGATGCGCCATTTTTACCGCGCTGACGAACTACTGGTTTAAGCGCAAGACGTACCTCTATCTGACATCGCACGGACTCGATAAAGGGGCTATTCGTGAAATCAATCGTTAAAAAATGCAGTGTGGCCGCCGTGCTGGCGCTGGCAGCACTGATGCCTGACTTTCGTCTGCTTAACACCTCGCCCGGGGGGCTGGCGCTGATTGCCGACCTCGAAGGTTGTCGCCTGACGCCTTACCAGTGCAGCGCGGGAGTGTGGACGTCAGGCATCGGCCACACTGCAGGCGTCGTGCCAAAGGGAGAAATCACCGAACGGCAGGCGGCGGCGAATCTCGTCGCGGATGTGCTGAACGTCGAGAAACGTCTGGCCGTATGCGCGCCGGTGAAAATGCCGCCGCAGGTTTACGACGCGCTGGTCAGTTTTTCATTCAACGTGGGAACCGGCGCGGCCTGCCGGTCGACGCTGGTCTCGTTTATCAAACGCCAGCAATGGCCGCAGGCGTGCGACCAGCTCATCCGCTGGGTTTACGTGAACGGCGAAATTAACAAAGGGCTGGAAAACCGCCGCGCGCGTGAGCGTGCCTACTGTCTCAGGGGGATTCAATGAAAGTGATGTTGTTTTTACTGGCCGCGTCATGAAAACGGCAACCTGATGTGCTCGTTTGAACGGGCAAACAGGGTCGCTACCGAACAAAAAACCGCGATCGGAATGCTGAAAAATCAGCTTTCCGTTTCGCAGGGAATTGCCAGGCGAAATGAAACCGCGCAGGTCAGTTTACGCGGCGAACTGCTGGCCGCCGGTGCGATGGCCGTGCGGCGTGAAGAAACCATTACGAGGCTGATAAATGAGAATGAAACCTTACGCCGTTGGTATAGCGCTGAACTGCCTGATGTTGTGCGTCGGCTGCACACCCGCGCCGCCTGCGCGCTGCAGGTTGAAACCGTCAAAGACTGTCAGGATAAACTCGATGAAGAAAGCACGCAGCCTGCGCGAAGCGCTGATTAAAGCCGTTCCGCAGCTTGAAATAAACCCCGAAATGATGCGCATCTTTGCCGATGAGGGGAATATAGATGCGCGTCTCGCGGCCTCGCTGTCGCACGAGAAAATTTATACCCTGAATGTGATCGTGTGTGATTTTGTGGGCGACCCTGACATGATTTTCGTGCCGGTGGCCGCATGGCTCAGGGAAAACCAGCCGGATATCTGCACGCTCGATGACGGCCGCAAAAAGGGCTATCGTTTCCAGATGGATTTGAACGACGGGACAGCGTCGATATCAGCATCAGCCTGCAGCTCAACGAGCGAACCCTTATCAAAGAGGAAAACGGTGCGCTGCACGTGAGCTATTCCCCTGAGCCGCCGCTGCCGGAGAAGGTGATGCGTCCGACCGAGCTGTATATCAATGGCGAACTGGTGAGTAAGTGGGATGAGTGAGTTTAAACCCTTTGACGACAAGTTGGCCGGGCTGATTGGCGCGCTGTCACCGGCGGGGCGGCGAAAGCTTGCCGCAGAGGTGGCGAAAGAACTGCGCAAAGCACAACAGCAACGCATCAAACAGCAAATCGCACCCGATGGCACGCCGTATCTGGCGAGGAAACGCCAGCCACTCAGGGCAAAGAAAGGCCGCATAAAAAGGGCGATGTTTCAGAAGCTACGCACCAGTCGCTATATGAAAGCCAGTGGCCGCGGTGGTGTTGCCATAGTGGAGTTTACCGGGAAGGTGCAACGCATCGCACAGATTCACCAGTACGGGCTTAAAGACCGACCAAACCAACACGCTCAGGACGTGCAATATCCTGAGCGACGATTAGCCGGGTTTAGCCAAGCAGATAAAGAACTAGTATGTAAATTTACTTTGAAGCATATTAATACTATGGCCTGAGTCATCCCAATATGTTTGTTGTCAAATGAGTAGTTAAAAGATATTCTGAGTTGACATAGATATCAACTCGTGGTTCCTGTTCATAAGGTGCATTGGACAATGTTAGAGGAATTTAAGGAAAAATTGCTATCCGACGATATTCGCGATGTTTATCAACGATATCTTTTGGGTCATGATATTTGGTATTTTCGAGAAAAAAAAGGGTCTGCGGATTTTGCTCAAGATTATGATGATTTTAAATTGTACATGTCTAAAAAACTTGGGATACATGTAAACAATATTGCAATAGTTGGCAGTGCGAAAATGGGATTTAGCTTAAGTCCCAGTAAGAATTATCGAGTTTTCAATGACGATTCAGATATAGATATTGTTATAGTATCCGAGGGTATCTTTAAGGCATCCTGGATGGCGTTTATTGAATTGCATTCAAAGAACTATATGCCTTCATATGCTCCTGTAGCAAAGAATATTTTCAAGGGTTTTGTGTCTTTAAAAGAGTTGGATATTAGGGTGGATTTTTTTGACGTTTGGTCAAGAAAAGTTGAGCCATTAAAGAAAGATATTCAAACTATTTTTGGGATACCCAATGAAATCACCTACAGAATTTATGATTCGTGGGAGTCAGTTGAGCGTTATCATATAGCTGGGTTGAGTAGCCTAAAAGATGGATTATAAGGAATGTTGTTATGAGAGCTATTGATTTAATTAGGGTAGAATCAAAGGACATTAAGTGGTTAACAGATAATTTAAAATCTGGAATTATTACGGTCGATAATTCATATCAAAGGAAATATATCTGGCAGTTAAAAGATCAAGTTGCGTTGATCGAAACTATATTGCTTGGATTCCCAATACCTGAAATATATTTATGGGCGAACGATACTGATCCTGATACGGGTGATACAAAATATTCAATAGTCGATGGACAGCAAAGATTGACTACAATTCAAAGGTATTTAAATGATGAGTTCAAGTTAAATAAGGTCAGTTTGGACAATAAAGAATCTGATTATAGTGGAAAGTTATTTTCAGAACTATCGGTAGAAAACAAACGTGAGTTTTGGCGATACCAGTTCTCCTCGAGATTTATCAATGAAACATTACAGTATGAGGAAATTGCTAAATTATTTTTGCGTTTAAATAGGACTAGTACAACCCTCAACCCGCAAGAACTTCGTAATGCTGAGTTTAATGGCGAGTTTCTAAAATTAGCTGAAAACATTTCGCAGCATGAGTTTTGGTCTAAGTACAATATTTTTTCACCATCCGATATTCGTCGCATGCAGGATATTCAATATATTAGTACTTTGCTAATCTTCTTGCGTATGGGTATTGAACAAGATAATACGCAGAAAACAATCAATCGAGTGTATGATCAGTATAATGAAAACTATCCGGAAGCAAGCGATGATAAGAATGTTTTTAATGAAGTGTTAGGTACTATTTCTAAACTTATTGATGGTCAGTCAGCATTGAAATCAGTTGTTAGGAAAAGAGGTCATTTTTATTTCATATTCGTTCTGGCTTATTATTTCTTGCAACTTAGTCAAGTGAAAAAAGTTGATATGGAATCTGTTGGAGTAAAGCTTGTTAACTTTTTCGATATATATGAATCAAGTGACCCTAGTAATTCTAATGATCTTGTTGAGGAATATAGAGATTTAAGTCAGGAAGGGTCAAAGAAAACTCATAATAGGCAGCGTAGATTTGAAATCTTGAAGGAGTTTTGCTCCTAAGGAAGTTGATGGTAGGGGGTAATGATAGCCCCCTTTGAGTTATTCGTTGTAATGAATTGAAGCTGTGTTTCAGTATTTATTTCGATTGAGGGTGGTGCCAGTTTCATACCTTGACTGATTCTGTTGTTTATCATTGGGTATTATGTTTTGTTGCTGCATCTCTTTTATTCTGGTATTGATCTTTTAAATCTTGTCTTAAGCCTTCTTTTACTGCTAGGTCTTTTTCTATATCTGCATTTTTCTTACTAAGTGTGAATACACCTTTTTGTTCTTTTGCATGATAGAAGTTATCTTCAATAAATTTTGAATTATAAACGATTGGGCGATAGTCGTTTAGTAATGGACATTCGCATTCTGCAAAATCTTTGTGGGTCGTATTGTAAAAGAAATTTGAGATTGTAGATTTTCCACAACCATTTTGACCATATAGAATATTTATTTTCTTTGAGAGGTCTACATTTGTGAAAATATTTTTATTATAACTTGTGACGTTTTTTAGCCTAAGTTCCATGTTTACGCTTCATTTGTCATATATGATTTGTGTGTAGTGTTAGGTTGCTCATTAGCCCCCTAAATCATAAAGTTCTATCTTAAGTCTGTGGGTGTTTCAAGCACAAAGATAGTAGGGCTCATGACAACTTATATTTTTAGTGATATAACTCAACCTTGAGTAGAAAATCATTCAAATTCAGCAGGTTTAGCGGCGCAAGACATAGGTGCATGAAGTTATTTGTGCATGCATCAGGTGCACGAGTTTGCAGATACTTTAACGCCGTTTTTGCTGATCCCGCTAGTTTCACTCAGGGGGCCAGGTAAGCGTAGTGTCACCTAGCAAAAACCGCGTTTCCACAAGCCTCAAAAAATTTTCCATTTCTCAAGCAATATTTCCCTGCCTCATCCGTCTACCTCATCACAAGCCATACTCAATCACTGTAAATGAGGTAAACACCATGAGAGATTTCGATATGCACGGAAGAGGGCACGGACGCGGGTTTGGCCGTCACCGTATGGGTAAAGGGCTGGTGATAGGTGCGGTAATCGTCCTTGTACTGGGACTGGTGGTCATGACCCTGTGGAATGCCTTACTCCCGGCCATTCTTGGCGTGAAAGCCATCGGTTTCTGGCAGGCGCTGGGGATTCTGGTATTAAGCCGGATCCTGTTCGGTGGGCTGGGCT